GTCCACTTAGCGGCGTTTATATGCGTTTGTATGGCTTGTCCTCTGCTACGAGCATTCTCTAATGTAGTTTGATTAGCAGGTTTAATCTCTATAAGTTCTACATGTTCTGTACCGTCTTTATCCTGATATTGTATCATAAAGTCTGGAACATAGTTGTGATACTTGCCATCAACAGGACTTCTATAAGGAATCTTTACATTTTCACTTGCCCATTTAAGTATATTAGGATGACTATCACACATTCTCATAAATGCTAATTCCCAACTGCTTCTGTACTTAGGTGGTTTGGTGCCTACAAACTTTGATGTATTTGCAACTTCGTATAAGCCTTGTTGATATTTGGCCATGTTATGACTTTAAAAGTTTACTTACTGGACTTTTAGAATTATTTTTAGGTGTAACTAAGTTTACTCTGTTGCCATTAGGTCTTAATTCATTAATGGCATCATAGGCTTGTTTTGTTATATTTAAAGTGTTTTCATTTATACTAAAGAAATCCATTGGGTTCATATTTTGTTGTTCTGCAACTTTTATAAGAACAACTGATAATGCTTTAGCATTGGCAGTCTTAAAACCTAAAGTTTGCAATCTTAAAAATATTTGTTCTAACAATGGACCATTTAAAGTTTGTGCTGAATTACTAGAAAAATCACCTAATATTTGAGAACTTGCTTGAGGTAAAGGAAACTTAATGGTTGCATTTTCTAAAAATGTAGTCAACGTTGATTGTAATACCTTGTATTCTATTTCATTTCCAAATGTATTATATAAAGAATTACTCATTTTAAAAACTTAAAGGTATGTAAGGTGATTCATTAGAATTATTAGTGTCAGTTGATTCATTTTGGTTACCACTGTCATTTTGCTTATCGCTTTCACTACCAGGCTCAACATTATTAAATATATCTCTTTCATCTGAATCATTAGTTATTGCATAATTAATTTCATCTGTTAATGCTTGTTTTAATATATCTGATGTGTCTTGTCCATTAATTACAGCAGACAATCCTCTGTCTACTATTCTACCAAATGGAGATTCTTCTAACCAACTGTTAAATCCTTCAAATCCTGTTTTACCACTACTTTCTGCTTTTTTAACCGGTGTATAAATTTTGTTAGTATTAGAACCTTCTGCTAATTCTGATACTAGTATACTGCTATCATCAAACATTTTATCCGTATTCATGTAACTGTCTACGCCTGTTTCTTTTCCACCTGTTTTAGGCTGTTGTGTTCTAGATCTTCCGTCTCCATCTTTTCCATTTAAAATACTTAACTTTGTATCATCTAAAGCAACTGGTTTTTTAATTGCCCCCATTCCAGGTAATTTAGCACCTGCCATATTTTCAAACCTTGCTAAATCTTGTTCACCTAAAGAAAAATTATATACATTAGTTGTAGTAAAGTTTTCATATTCAAAATCTATTTTAAAATCCATTAGTTCACTAGAGGAATAGTCTATACTACTTCCTGAAAATCCTTTCATCATAGGGTTGAACATTGAATATTGAACACCTTTGTCGCCATGATATAAAATTAGGTCTATTCTTTCAAAAAAGTTTTTAGTAACACCTAAATCTAATCCAAAATCATTACTACTCCATTGGAAGCCTTTACCATTAGTTTCGCCTTGAAGTCCAAAGTTTCCTGCTTGGTATCCTCCATGTGCGTCACCACCCATAAAAGATGTGTCTCGTGTGTCACCATCAAATTTATTTCTTGGGTTCATATAATGATATGAGTAGTATTTCATGAATAACGTTAACCATTCATTTTGTACTGTATCCATAACCGTCAGACTAATTGGACTATGATCTACTCCAATCTGTATAATTTTTTTACGATTAAATGAATTTTTAGTTTCTGTAGCGAACGTTACCTCAGGCAATGTTGCAGTTCTAACAAGAGAAGAAATTCTTGTTCTAAAAGAAGAAGTATCTTCCATCATGGAAATAAGTCTTCTATTAATAATGAAATTTACATACCCTTGAAATTGCTGTCTTGGTGGAGCAATGTCAGGTTTGTAATGTTCGGCATTACGGAAGTCCTTAAGAAAGAACTTCCGATTATTACCTGATTTGAAAAACTCCATTAAGGATTACTCCTTAACCTAATGTTCCTGTGCCTGTGCTCACTGTTTCTGGGAATGGGTTACCACTTACAGTTCTACCGTTAATGTCATTATCACCTTCAAAGTGGATTGCATTATCGTATCTAACCTGTAGAGTAATCTGTACGGCGTCACTCGCACTATAATCCGTTTCACTGTAATCAACGTTAGTTAAAAAACATCCTTCAAGGAACCAAACTTCAGTAGCACCTGCATTAACACCGTCAAGTATTTCTACCTGCATGTCAAATTTATAGTCACTACCAGACGCTGGTGTTGATTGTTGGAAATGATTTAACTGTCTTTGCACCTGAGCACCAACTTGTTTTGCTACTTGGTTAGTGATATCATCACGAATAGTAACATTAATTTGTTCCCAAGTATGTTTACCTTGTACATAAATTTTTGAGTTATAACTATCTATTACCTGCTCTTCATAAGAGATCTTTGGTCTAGATACTGATTGGATGTTTTGTGTTAAAACTTTAGTTTCTGCACTTCCACCAAAATTGTTTAAAAAACTAACTCTAAATCTATATTTTAGTTTAGGCATTAAAACGCCTGAACCGGTATTTCCTGTTACTGGAACACCAAATTTGCTTTTAGTTTCTGTTGTTGCACTTGATACTGCCATATTGTTCTCCTAACGAACTTTTATATACGAATATTTATCACTTTGACCCAAAAAAGGTTAACTGCGTATATAATTTATTCACAAAAAAGGGCAGTAAATACCGCCCTTTTTATAGTTTAAGTTAAAACTTAACCTGTTTGTCCCAATGTATTTTGGATTCTAATTGGAATGTATATAAACTCTACTGCTTTAACAGGCTGTATCGCTATGTCAATATGCAATTCGTTTCTATCAATTCTTGCCGCTGTATTGTTTGTTGTGTCACAAACTGTAACAAAGTCAAACAATCCACGTTGAGAAACAAGTTCACCAAGTAGTCTATCAACAACTACTTTAGCATTTGATCTTGTTACTTCATCGTTTGGTTCAAACAAGAATGGCTTAACTGCGTCGTCTAACTGTTCACGTAGATAAACAACAAGTCTAGCAACATTTACTCTATCCAATGCACTTGAAACTGAGTTTAAAGTCTTTTGACCAAATACTGCAATTCCTCTGCCTGGGAAGTTTCCAATAGGGTTAATCTTGTTAGTGTAAAGACTATCTCTTTGTCCTTCACTTAAAGCAACTGCTACAAATTCGCTAGTTGTTGCGTCAAGATAACCTGTTCCAGAAGCATTACTTACTAATCCTCTTTGGAATCCTGCTGGTGCAAACCATGGGAAAGCCACCTGATCGTTAAATGCTAATGTTCTCAATGCCATATGTGAAGCAGGAACCATAACACTTGAACCGTCTAGATTACTTGATAAACCATGTGGATAGTAAACAGCCGCATATGGTGAATTAGTAACTAAACCGTCTTCTCCATTTTCAGTTGTAACTGCATTGTTATTAATCCAGTTTGAAGTACTTGTTGCGTCTGCGGCCAATCTTAATGGTGCATCTATAACACTAAATACTGTATTCTTACGATCTGTACCAAGTGATACCATCTCATCTGCTAGTTCAGGATACCCTGGAACTGCTACAATATTGAAACGGTTTGTTTCGTTTCTGATATCTTGGTTTGCAGTAAGAGCCGCCTGAAGTGCTGTTACAACAACTTTTCTCTGTGCCTTTCTCAACATGTGAGGTGAGCCATCTGCTTTATTACCGCTGTAGTCTTTCCATAGTCCAGAAGCACTATCGTATTTCTTGACATTACCGCCACTTGCCATTTTGTTCCATGCTAAGATGTTACTTGGATATAGTGTAGGTGATGGAAGGCCATTTGCTTCACTAATTAATGCACCGGCTTTTGTTGCTCTAAAGTCACCAAATACTATACCTGCTGGTGTAAGTTGATCTGAATTGTCAACTAATACCCATTCATTTGCAGAACTATATTTGTAAATTTTAGGATAGTTTTCTAAATCACTACCGTCAATCCACAAATCGTTAACCTGTAAAGAAGTACCGTCTGCTTGTTTTGTAGGTTGTGTAGAAGTAACTTGTACATCACCTGTATAAGTTGCCCAAGAACCTGCATTATTATAAAGAATATCAACTGTGCTTGTACTTACAGTTGCGTCATACCATAGCATTCCTTCTGCTAAGTCACCAGTTAATTCTGTTGCTTTTGCAGTGAAACTTAATGCTTCAAAGTTACTGTAAGGAACATCTGCAGTTAGGTTAAGTTGTGCAGGACCGAATCCAGCAACGTTACCTGCCATAAGCAAAATATCTTTACCATCACTATTATAAATGTTTAACTTACCATTATTATTAGAAGCAATAACATTTGCTGAGTTAGTTGCATCACCGGCCGCCGCTAGTGCTGTATTGATATCAATAACCATGTCATCAACACTTGCATTACCATTTGCATCTGTATCAGTTGTAAATGTTATATCAACGTTTGAACCGTCATTAACTTTCATAATCAAACTAACTTTAGTCGCATGTGATGAAATAACAACTTCAGAACCGTCTAATGCCGCTGTACTTTCTGCACTAATAGTGCTATTACCGTTATGTCTTTTAGGTGTAAACCATGCATAGTCGTTGTCTTGTCCAACACCTGCAACATCTACAAATAGATCTCCAGCAACTGGGCTAGGACCATGAAAACTAGTACCATATGCATCTGACATGCTTTTTCTTGCATATACAGTCTGGTCTGTAAATAAACCAGTGTTGCTATTGTATAGTTTAACTTTAAAATCGGTACCATTACTTAATGAATTCTGTTGTAAGAATACATCGCCTGCTACTAGTGAACCACCACCTTGTCTTGTGGAAGGTAAATCACTGTGATCACCTATTTGGAAATCTGCTGAAGAAGTTCTAGTTCCCCAACCTGAATCACCAATTACGTCCCAAGTAGTGTCATTAGTTTTTTGGTAAACTTTAATGTCTGACTTTGTAGCACCTGCTGTTGTAAAATATACAACTGCAAAGTCATCTTTCATACCGTATGATGCTTTTGGGATATCTCCAACGGTAAGATCTGTACTTGCTGGAACTTTGACTGTTTGTTTTACCCATGCAGAACCGTCCCATTTTTTAACACCAATTACTGATGTTGATGTATCTAACCAGTAACTACCGTTAGCAGGTTTAGATGTAGGTGCAGTTGCAGATGGTGTTAAGTCATTTAAATCAACGTCTGCTCTTAAAACGTATGCACTATTGGCTATACCCAAGAAACTGTATGCTGATAAAAGACCGTATTCATTCTGTTCGCTACCGTGTAATTGTGTTAATCCGCTTGATTTAAATTCTGGATTACCATAATTTTGTAGTAACTCTCTTTGGCTAGAAACTTGATAAAGTTTTCCGGCTGTTGCTGAAGTTGTATATGCTGATATACCTGAACCGTCTGGACTTGTTTTGTCCTGTGCCGTAGCAATAACGATTAAAGGTACACTTCCAGCACCAGCAGGAGCATAAAAACTCTCGTCTGATACTGTTACACTTACTCCAGGTGATGATAATGTTGCCATTTTATTCTCCTATTATGTATTGTACAATACTGTCGTATTACCTTTATTTATCAAAATAATGAATTATACTGTATTTACGGAATTGCTAGGTATTAGCAGGTATTATACAATGTGTAGGATATCTTTAAATTCGCCTGTTTTCCAGTTTCGTATTTCTTCTACTTGCTTGGCTAGATCTTCGAGGGTTCCATTATTGTTTATAATGTAGTCAACTGGGTAGCCTGCCCAATTCCATTCACTTTCATGAACGTCTCTGTATTTTGTTGTCATTATTTTTCTACTAACAACGTTTTCGTGTGCCGTTTTTGCTACTTCAAACCATTCAGGTAACTCTCCACGTTGCACCCAAATAACTACACCACCCATTTCTTTTATAAGATCTAATTCGTTTCTAAATCTTGCATCACTAACAACTACACAAGGAGCATTTTCATCCTGCTTTCTTATTCTATATTCTAAACTACTAAGCCAAATGTCTTGATCAAAATGGTTTCTAAGTACTTCTGTACCTAATAGTTGTAATGCTAGTCTTGGTGTAAAGTTTGGAACGCCTAATTTTCTAGTCCAGAACATGTCAGGTGTTTCTCTAAAATCTCTGCTTTCAACAGTATCGCCTTCCAGCATGTATCTTTCCCAACCAAAAATACTGGAACATAAATCTTTTAAAGGGGCGGCGAAACTATCATGAGTACATCCACGTTCTACAAACATATTAGCAACTGTATCTTTGCCACTGCCTATAAAACCGCAAATGCCTATTATCATTATCCTATCACAAATCCTAGAGGGGTATTACCCTCTTCATAATTATGTATACTATCTTTTAGTGTTTGCATTTCTGTTTGGGCTTCATTTTTAAGAGCATCACCATTTAATTGTATGGCTCCTCCTGCTCCTGGAAGACCGGAAGCATATTTACTTCTTGCTTCACCTAACATCATTTTACTCATTGCTAGAGAATAAGAACCTAACCAATTGCTGGAATAGACATCTTTTAGCAAAATACTTTCAGGAATAAAATTATATACGCCAACAGCAATTTCTTCTTCGTGTCTAACGTTTCTTAAAATTTTAAGTTGTTTAGTATTTCTATTCCAAAGGAAGTTGTATTCGCTACCAAATACACGACCTAAAGTTTCTTTATATTGTGAGAAGGCATCAAATACTGCTAGTCCACCAATTTGTCCTGCTTGTAGCATATACATATTGTTGAATGCAACATCAAAAGGATCAAAGTTTGTACCACCACTATTAGTACCAATACCTCTACGATACATTCTTCTTACTTCCATGACCTCGTCAGGTAAAATATATTCAGTTACATCTTTTTCTGTATTGAAAAATATTATACTTTCTTCTACTGAACCAGAACTTAACTGTCTATAAATACCAATTGCTTTATCTATAGCAACGTCATAATGTTCTCTGTCTAATTCAACATCAACCATGCCGTCAGCCAAACGAAGTTGTAACTCTTTAATAAGTTCTTCTCGACTTTTATATCCTATTTGATCTTGTGCCATACTACTATTTATCTAAATTTGTATTAAAATGCTTTTAGAATGATAATTGTATCGCTCACACGCCCTGATAGTTTTATTTCTGTTGCTTTAATGCTACTAAAAGCATTGTTCATTTTAGTTTTTGCGGCGCCTTTAAATTCTTTTAATTGTACTGCTGGTTTTCTTAGTGTCTTCTGTACACTTGTGCTTCCTTCATAATCGTATATAGAGGTACCCCTAACTGTAAGACCACTTGATAAATCTGCTTTTTTGTAAACACCAATTTTACGAGTTTTAGTATTGTACACCCAAACTTCAGTAGCATCTATTATCTCTGCAGGATTTATACTTGCTATTCCTAATTCAGAATCATTAAGTTGATACTTTAACTTAGAAACCATTTTTTCTCTACTGATTACTTTTGGCTTACGAGGTTTACGTTTGGCTTTACCAGTTTCTATAAATGTATCACATGCAACATCTATTTTCTGATAAAACTCTAAATATTGTTTACGCATTTTAGAATTGAAATGAGCATAGCCTTCTTTTATGTCTGGATCTTTCCAATCTAAAACTTCCTGTGCTTCCTCTAAATGACTTTGTAAATGTGTTTTAATAATTTTTGCATGGGCAGGTTTTATTACTCCGCCCTTATATATTTGCATACTTTTGTAAGGGTCAAAAGATTTAATATCTATATTTTGACTATCTATAAAATCATCAACAATACTCTCCCAGTCTCCCATAAGTTCTGAAACTTGCTCAAACATTCTTTCCTGTATGCTAATAACTTTCTTACTTCCTTTTGCTTCTTTTTTTGCTACAGTTTCTTTGTAGTATTTTTTACCAAGTTTTAAAAACTCTTCCTTTCTATTTGTATGTAGATACTTTAGAGGACCTTCTGGCATGTAGCCTAACTTATAATATATCCAACAATACTTTCCTGACATTTGTAACCAAGGATCAAGACCTGTGGTCGTTGTATACTTAATTTCTTCGTCAGTCCACCCGCTTTCTTCCTTAATCCATTTTTTCATTGCTTTGCATTTTGCTTTATTGTCAATTTCTGAATGCACAAAATAAGATACAGATTGAAATGCATCTTCCCTGTCTTTATTGTCTGTAAGTTTGGATAATTCTACCCAGTTTGGTTCTGGTATTAAAAATAAACTTTTCTTTTTACGTTTTGCCATGTAGTGTCTCAGTCTTCAAATAAATCAGGATTTGCAGTAACATATAAAACTTTGATTGCCTCAGGCCATCTGTCATATCCTGTTATATCTTTTTTATCTTTAAGGACGTTTTTTTCCTTCAAGAACTGAACAATACTTATCATGCCAGTAAATTTTCCTTCCGTTAAGCCTTGTTTTTTACCTAAATTATAGAAATATAGGCTATTTGCAACGATAAAGATTGAAACTGCGATGTATAGGTCCATTTGCCACTCCTAGTAATATTACCACTAGTATAGCAAAATTTAGAAGTTTGTCAAGAACTTATTTTCCTTTGGAAAATTTCCTATCTACATTATGTGGGAGATCGTTTTGTATAATGTCTTTCCAGACTGCAATAGTTTTATCTAAACCTTCACTTAATTCTACTTTTGGAACCCAACCTAATCTTGTAGTAATTTTATGATTTGTACTATTTAATAAGTAAATTTCACCAGGTCTTTTAGGCTTAGTATTCCAATTTACATGTCCGTTCCAGTTTAACTTATCTGCAATAAGTTTTACATAGTCTTTTATTTTAATTGCATTATCAGGTCCTATACAAAATATTTCTCCTGCACACTTGTCAGGATTTGTGATAACAGATTCCCAAGCATCAAGTAAATCATCAATGTAAATAAAGTTTCTGTATGGCTCACCGTAACCTAAATTTATCTCATCTGGGTTCTTAAGCATTTGTGTAATTATTTGTTCAGTAACAAAAAAGTCATTATCTTTTCTACCATAAGCATTTGTTTGACGTATTGCTGTAAATGGTAACCCATAACTTCTATGAGCGTACTCTAAGTATTTTTCACACCCATATTTTGCAACGGCATATGGTGCATTTGGATTTGGAGGAGTTGCTTCATTAAATGCAATAATACTTTCTTCTTTTCCGTCTCTAATTAAGTCGCTTATTGGTTGCCAGCCATATACTTCCATTGTACTAGCAAACACAAAGTTTTTTAAATTTTTTAGTTTAGAAGCAATTTCAATTAAATTTACTGTACCAACATAATTTATTTCACTAAATGTAATTTGCTCGTAAAAACTATCTTCTACTTCTGTTCTAGCCGCTAGATGAACAATTACCTCTGGATCAAAAGTTGATATCTGCATAGCAACCTTGGCATGGTCTCTTAAATCTTCTGTCAAAAATGCAAGTTCATGTTTGTCTTTAAGTCTTTCAACCATGTGTTGGCCAATAAAACCGTCTGCACCTGTTATAAATATTCTCATGTAATGTCCTCTGTTTTTGCGTACCCTGTTATTTGTAATGTATATCTATTTATATTACTTACATTACTTACACAATGTACTTGGTTTTTAAGTATGTAAGTATAATCGCCCTTACAATATTCCGGAAAAGAGTAATCTTCTATTTCTAAAAAATGACCCATAATTTTATCTTGTAGGAATACATTTACCCTTACAGGTATCTTATCTTGTATATCCCATTTGTTTAATTTTGCTAAATCGTTCAGCCTAAAAAATTTATCTATATGTGGTCCTATGAATCTGCCTGGTTTAATACAATTTACAGTAACCATGGAATGTTCTATCTGTGGGAACAGTTCTCGAATTTTTTGTGCGTATGCAGGGGCATATTCGTCATATGTTTGTAATACTATAGGACCATCTGTAGGATAATCTGGTATTGCCATATTGTTATCTTTCCAATAGCCTCCAGACCAAACAGTATTTGTTTCTTCTACAAACTTTGTAAGATATAATTCTCTCTCGTCTAACCAAGAAAGGTCTATATGTCCTTTAATCATTTTTTAACACCGTAATCTGTGCAGAATAAAAAGGTTCCTCTCCCATATTACCTGCTATGTGCCAATCGTCTATACCAAATTTGACCCAGTCACCTGCTTTCCATTTAGTAAAAGGTTGATCGTGTACTTCATAATAGTGTCCACGTTTCCAATCTTCTAAAAATATCAAATAACGATGACTTTCGCCTTCACCGTGTTCTTGTTTAAGTTTAAAATGTTTATCAACATGATGTGGAATTGTTTGTCCAGGTTCTATGTTTATAACACTTACAACATGATGGTCAAAATCTTGTGGTATCTTTAATGCTAAGTCATGTACCCATTGCGGTGAAGTTTCAAACATCTGCCATATACTACTATTATGTTTTGTATAATACTTTTCTACAGCAGGTGTCTGTTGATAACATTGAAAGTAATCGTCAAAATTTAATTGCCTCATTTGATCATGAGTTATTCCAAAGTTATCTATTTTACCGTATTTAATCACAGTAGTTTTCTAATGTACCTTTACGTCTTAAGTCTAATGTAGCACAATGTATGCCGCCGGAGAGCGTCATAGAATGCCTAAACTGTACAGGTACACTATCTATACCGTACTTGTCAAGTTCCCTCATTAGAGGTTCTTGTGCTGAGTCTAAGATTACAGTATTTTGATCTACACTTAGTAAGTTCATACCAATGTAAGGTGAACAAGGTGGCATATAACCTTCGTCTGCTAATTTACTTCCTTGTACAACACAATCATCAAACCAAATTTTATCCCACTTTGCAAACATTTCAGGACAGTTATCTGGTGTTACTCTTGAACTGTTCATTAGAACTAGTCCAGGTCTTAGTGGAACAATAGTGCTATCAAAATGTGCAAAACTGTAAAGTTCACTGTAATGTAATTTGTAACCCATTGGCTCTAATAATCTTCTTAACCATTTAAAGCCTTTCATATTTCCTGAATTACTTACTTGATACAATAAGTCTCTTCCTACTCTAACAATATTAGGAGCATCAAAACATATTTCATGATCAAGTAATGTTGCTTTATCTTCTATGTCCTCAAACTGAAACATGTCATCATGTAATCTAGGCTTAGGTGCTTCTAACCATAATGCACCATCTTCAAATGCTTCATACATTATATCTTTATATAATTGTTTTGCTTCAAAGTATCTTGCTCTAACAGGAGTAGGCGTTTCAATTAACATATCTCCTAATGGTAGTATTAAATCACGAGGGCACCAACTATACCAGCCCTTGGTATTCCAACCTTGTCCAATATCATAATTAACATTATCCCAATCGACTATAGAAGGTCGGTGTACTTTAACACCCATTTTAGTAAGTGTGTCCGCTAGTCCGTCTGCATCTTCATTGGCTTCATCTATTACCCATTGCGGATATGTGCCTTCTAATTTTTCTACATCCTCTTTCTTAAAAGGTGCATAACTAAAACTTCTTGCTGAAATATCAGTTGCTATTCTACTGTGGTGAGCATGTCCAACGATTATCTCTTCTAATGGGTCCCAATCGTTGTGAGAATTTACTATCATTTATTTCTCCTGTGTAATGTATATTCGTGACTATTTATTTAACAGTCACTTAAATATTGGGAAATACAGACTCTAAAATTACCTTCTATACCTCTATTAAATTCTTGGTGTCTTTCAGCATCTCCTAATCCAAATATTACACTATCACTATATACAAGATCTTGCTTTAAACACACTTGCTCATATTGATCTTTATATTTGTCCCAATTATAATCAGGTGAAAAGTTTTTCATATATTCAACACCCAATGCCATACTATAATTGTTAGCCATCTTAACTTCATTAAGCATACTTACACCGTCATCTACATACTCCCTTGTAAATCTTATACCCACTCTATGGTTTTCTAATGTGAAGAAAGGCTTACTAAGACTGCATGTAACTTCTTCAATTGCAGGGAAGTTATCTAAGTCTATATGTATGTTTTTACAAATACCCCAATATGCTAAATCTAAGCAAACAGGAACATTATGTACTTTACATACTTTCATTAAATGTTCAAAATCAGGATGTATACAACCAAAATCACTAAATGGAGCACTTACAATTAATGCATGTAGTCCTAAACCATCTAAATGTTCTTCTAGATAATGTGGATAAGGAATATATTTAAAGTTTAAATGTTTTCCTAAACAAGCATGATATTGAAAGTCACCTTCTAATACAATAATTTGTCTATCTTTACTATGTCGTAAAATAAAATTATCGAACGATTGACTTGTTCCCTGTGTATAGTCTGCATATTTAAATGTATCTAATCCTGTTAAACTTTTATTATTACTAAAATTTAACCATTCTCTCCACACATTTTGATACTCTTCTAATGTAGGAACGGATAAAGCATTTTTATCTAAATGAAAGTGAAAATCAGATACTTCTTTATTTCTTATAGGCCTTGCACCTCTAACTGCTGTCATGCCAATATTTATCGCTATAATATAATGTTTTAATTTTTTATTGATAAGTAGTATAATGCTACCTACGTTCACAATACCAAAATCTGTTCATGTAGAACTTACAGACAAGTGTAATGCACAATGTCCTGTATGTGTTCGCAGGTACAATGGTGGTCCTATGAACGATATTATAAAAAATATAGAGTTAGGAGTTGATTATTTTAAAAATCAATTAGGAAAAGAATTTACCAAAGAGGTACTTGCATGGGAATTTTGTGGCACAAAAGGAGATCCTATAGCATGTACAGAATTAAAGGAAATAATAGTATACTTAAGATCAGTAAATTTGTTTACGTCTTTTACAATACATACTAACGGTGGATTTAGATCTAAAGAATGGTGGTATGAATTAGGAACAATATTAAAAAACACAGGTTCTTCAGTGATCTGGGGCATAGATGGTTTAGAGGATACTAATCATATTTACAGAAAAAATGTTAAATGGAATAAAGTATGGGAAAATTTAAATGCCTACACAGAAGGAGGCGGTCACAGCATATGGCAATTTTTAGAATTTGAACATAACAAACATCAAATTCCAGAAATAGAAAAAATATGTAAAGATTTAGGAATTGAACTTATGGTCAAAGATCCTGTAGGATTTCATCGTGTACATAAGCATAATACAGTAGAAGTAACTCCTATAGAAGTTTTTGATGAAGACGGAGAGTATTCCTATTCTATTTTACCTAAAGATGCAGACTTAGATCACATAAAAATTATACCTGTCGATGACCACGGAAGATTCTTAAGAAGAGAAGGAATAAAATACCATGGTGAACTACAAGGTAATTATAATGTAAAATGTAAAATAGGTAATCAAACCACAGACCTTTATATAGACTGCGACGGTGCATTTATTCCTTGTTGTTATATAGGTGCAGGTATGCATATAGGCGGAATAGATCCACAACTAGCAGAACAATTTAAAGACAAAGAAAGTTTTATACCGTCTAAAGATAATCCTTTTAATAAAATACTAGAAAATGAGTACTTTACAACAACACTAATACAAGGTATACAAGGGCAATTACCTGGTGAATTAAAATATACAGTTCAATGTGTTGATTCTTGTTCTACTTGTCATGTACAATAAACCTATAAATGCAGTTCATGTAGAAGTTACAGACAGATGTAATTCAGAATGTCCTGGCTGTGCTAGAGCGGCCTTTGGGGGTCCAGTAAAAGATTTTATTAAAAATAAAGAGTTAGGTTTAGAATATTTTACAGACTATATTGGTGTAGATTTTTGTAGGCAAATCAAGTCATGGAACTTTTGCGGTAACCTTGGTGATCCTAGTAATGCTCATGACCTTGTAGAAATCGTTAATTTTTTATTTGAATGTAACCCTGACACTAGAATAGAAATACGAACAAACGGTGGTGCTAGAAATGAAAAATTTTGGTTTAATTTAGGCGAAGCATTTAAAGGAAAAGTCTTTGAAAAACAAGGCGGTGTAATCTGGAGTATAGATGGTTTGTCGGAAACAAACCATTTACATAGGAAAAATGTAAAATGGGATAAACTTTGGAAAAACTTTCAAAGTTATTTTTTAGGTCTAAACAGTAATTTAAATAGTACTGATGGAGAATGGATAGAAACACCTGTAAATGATGGCAGGGAGATTACTAAATTTTATTTTAATTCGTACAATTGGAGTAATGGTGCTTGGGAGTTTTTATTATTTGATCATAATAAAAATGATATAGAAAACATAAAAGAACATTGTAAGTCTTATAATTTAGAACTACGAATTAAACAACCATACGGATTTCATTACGATATTGATACTAAGAGCACATTTACTATGCCTGTTTACGATAGGCAACCGAACAAAGACGGCAATTACGATCTTCTTTACACATTAAAACCTTACGGTTCAACTAATTTTATAGACGATCATGTACCTTTTATGCAGGAAAATGCTAAGTTGACTTACCCAGATCCAGATATGTATAACGATGCTAATATAGAAAAGTATATTAGTAAAAATAATTACAACATTGATATAGATTGCTTTAGTATATCTGAAGAGTCGGATTTTTACGAAATATTTTTAAATGCAGACGGCAGTATATTTCCATGCTGTTTCCATGCAAATAAAATTCAAACTGGTGAAAAACAAATTAATGAAATGTATGGAAATTATAATAATGTTTTAAGTAAAGATAATACAATCAAAGATATTTTAAATTCAAACTTATTTAAAAAAGACTTGCCTGCAGGTATGAACGGCAATTTAAACGGAAAATACTGTTATACATGTATGGATTCGTGTTCTAATAATCAAAACATTGCTAAAAATTTATTATTGTTAGGACAGTCCTCAGTAAGAAGTGAAGACTGATAAATAGTAGTATGCCTAGATTAAGTTTATGGAATCCGGTCAAGGGAAATGACTACACTTTTACTGACAGAATAGTTGGTGAGCACATCTACGCCGGAGGAACCGGAGTAAACATCCATAAATATTTAGGAGTACATGAAACTGTAGACGAAAATGATCCTACAAGGCCGTCAAGTGCCGGCAATAATTCAGAAGTGTTTATACAAGACTTACTATTTTTAGAAAACAGAGATAGAAAATATAGCGAAGACATATACGAATTACGAGGACAATATAATTTAGGCGATAACGACGCCTTTGATCTAACACAATTTGGTATGTTCCTAGCAAATGACACATTATTTATGAACTTCCATATTGAAAGCATGGTTGAATCCATAGGCAGAAAACTAATGCCCGGAGATGTACTAGAACTTCCTCATTTACGAGATGATTTATTATTAGGCAGTGAAGAAGCAATAAACAGATTTTATGTGGTTACTGACGGAAGCAGACCAGCAGAAGGATACGATCCTCGTTGGTGGCCTCATCTTTGGAGAGTTAAATTAGGTCCTATAACTGACAGTCAAGAATACAGAGATATTCTTGGTACTGGTGAAGAGGAAGAAGATTTAAGAAACCTAATCAGTACATACGCAAATGAAATTAATATAAATGATAAAATATTAGAACAAGCAGAAAATGATGTTCCATTTGCACCACAGTTTAGAGATACTGCACATTTATATTTTGATGAATCAGTACCAGGCAAACCGTCACCAACATTAGACTTTGCGGCTGGAGACGGTACACCTATAAACGGAATAAGTTTAGTAGGCAGTGGAGAA